ACTTGACCGACCAGACCAGCGCAGCTAATTTGAGCCGCGTGATCGAGGCGTTGGAAAGCACATCGTTTGGCAAGACCGCACGCGTTTACACTGCTGGTCTTGAGAACAGCACATTAACTTTGACGATGTACAACAGTTTTGCTGCCACAGAGACTTACGCAACATTGGCTGCATTGGTGGGCACATCCACAACAGTCAAGATCAAGCCAACAAGCGCAGCTACTAGCGCAACTAACCCAGAGTCAACACTCACGGGTTGCTACTTAGAAACCTTGCCAATTGTCAACGCCGCACTGGGCGCGCTTGACACAATTGACATTACGTTCACTGGTGGCGTTTACAGCGTTGCAGTTGCTTAATTAACGGCCTACATCGGCCCGACACGAAAGGTAAGGCATGAAAATTAAACTTGAATTAGACCTGCAAGACGGTCAAGGCAAACGCACATTAACCACAAACATGTTTGTTATATGTGAATGGGAAAAAACGGAAAACCGCAAAGTGTCTGATGGTCGAGGAATTGGCTACAGCGATCTGGCTTGCTGGGCATATACTTTGTGCAAATTGGCTGGCGATAAAGTACCAGACAATTGGCGAGAATGGGTTAAACAGCATCCAGACATGAATTTAACGTCAGTTGACGAGACAAACCCAAACCCTACGGCGTTGGCACTTACCGATACCAACTAGCAGAATTGCTGGTGGCAGTAGGGTGGTGGCCAACGCATATTGAGTTTGACTCACGCGACTTGCTTACAACGATTACGCTATTAAATAAACGTAATCAAAGGTAACTTATGCCCGTATCAACCACAATTACAGTTGTTGGCGCAAAAGAAACTATTAACGCACTCAAAAAGATTGACCCACAACTACAAAAAGATTTCAGGGCGCAAGCCAAAGACATTGCAGAGCCAGCAATTAAAGCTGCGCAAGAAATGTACACGCAAGTGCCTTTGTCTGGTATGCAATACAGTTGGCAACAAAAAGGCCGTACCCGCAAGAACTTTCCGTTTACTGTGGCTAAAGCCAAAAAAGGTGTGCAGTTACGGATTGACACCCGGCGTAACGCAATAGGTGTAATCTTGATTGAACAAAAAGACCCTGCCGCAGCCATCTTTGAGACTGCTGGTCGAGCAAACCCAAATAAACTTGCCAACCAACTAGGGTTTGTTGGTGCTGGTCGCACACGGTTAATTGGGCCAGCCGTTTACAGGGCTAGGCGTGGCATTGAAAACGAAATGAAAAAGATGATTTTAGACACAGCCGCCGTAGTAAGAAAAGAGTTGTAATGCTGTCTATCCCTATTATTTCCGAATTTGACGGTAAGGGAATTGACCGCGCAATTAAAGAATTTAAGCAATTAGAGACTGTTGGCGAAAAAGCACAATTTGCTATTAAAAAAGCCGCTATCCCAGCCGCAGCCGCTCTTGCCGGCATAGCAAGTGCAATTGGGCCTGCAATTATGGCAGCATCCGATCTTGAAGAAAACATGTCAAAAGTCAACGTCATATTTGGTGACGGCGCAGCAGACATTGAGGCTTTTGCAAAAACTGCCGCTAAGTCAATGGGTCAATCTAAAGCAGCAGTGTTAAAAGCCGCGGGCACGTTTGGCACGTTTGGCAAAGCAGCCGGTCTTAGCGGTAAAGAACTAGCAACCTTTAGTAACGATTTTACAGCTCTTGCATCAGACCTTGCATCTTTTAACAACACAACGCCAGAAGAAGCAGTTGACGCAATTGGTGCAGCATTACGAGGCGAGGCAGAACCGTTAAGAAAATTTGGTGTTTTGCTTAATGATGCCACATTAAAAGCCGAAGCAATGAAACTTGGCATTTATGACGGGACAGGCGCTCTTACTGATCAACAAAAAATACTTGCCGCACAAAGCGCTATTTTTACACAAACTGCTGACGCACAAGGAGATTTTGCTAGAACTTCTGACGGACTGGCAAACAGTTCTCGAATTATGTCGGCGCAAATGGACAACTTGCAAGTAAGCATTGGACAAGCATTGCTTCCAGCAGTGCAAAAGGTTTTGCCATTTGTGCAAGACTTTGCGGATTGGGCTACTAATAACCCAGATGCTTTTTTGCAAATAGGTGCTGCAATTGGTGGAGTAGCTGCAGCAATCGTTGCAGTAAACGTTGCAATGGCAGCCAACCCAATTGCTTTAGCAGCTGCTGCAGTAGTACTTATGGCTATTGGCTTTAATAAATTGGCAGACGCTATGGAAAGAGTAAACAAGATTGGTGGTATCGCCGCAAGATTAGTTGGTGGTCTTGTTTCGCCAGTTGTTGGTTTGACCGCAAACATTCTTAGAGGGTTGCCAGATTTGTTTAATTTGTTAAACCCAGATGACAAACCGAATCCTCCTAGTGGAATAAACATTCCTAAAATGGCTAGCGGTGGCATTGTCACACAACCGACATTGGCAATGATTGGCGAACGCGGCCCAGAAGCCGTAATTCCTTTAACAGGCCGTAACGCTGGCGGCGGTATGGGCAACACCATAAACATCAACGTAAACGGCGGAGACCCAAACCAAATCGTGTTGGCATTACAACGGTATGTGCGCAGTAACGGCCCTGTGCCGATTAACACGCGAGCAATGTAATGGCAGCGCCGATCACATGGGCACTGCAATCTGTACCCACCTATGTAAACAAAATCAGCCAAGTTAGATCGTTTACACGGTTTCGAGGTAAACAAAACTATTTAGACGATTACTCTGGCACACAACTTGTTGTAACCATTTCTAACAACAACAATCAAATAGCCGATTGGCCAGTAGGTCAAGCATTTTTGCTGTCATATCAGGCAGATCGCCAATTCTTTTGGGTTTCAGAGGTGCAATACGATGACGCACCTGGCACAAATACATCGAGCGGAACTAATACCAACTCAACAGCAACCGTGTATCTCGATGATTGGATGAACCGTGCAGGCCGCACCCAAGTAACCAATTTTGCGTTAACAGCCGATTTTGCATTTAAACAAATGTATGAGCAATTTACAGTTGCATCAGGTGCGTTGCCTACAGGTATGGATTGGATACCTACCGGGGCTAGTAACGCAACAGCTGCGGCTGCCACATACACAGGGACATTGGCAGCAAGAATTAACACAAACCTAAAAACAGATTTTGTTGGCGGTCAACTATATTTAGAGGACAACGCAAACAGCTTGCGCATAGCCTCAACTGCTGGCACTGCTGTAACAAACGCGGTCACATTAAAGCCAGACAAAGGCGCGTCAACAGGCGATAAATATGTGCTGTACCAGCAATTTAAGCGCATATCAGCTGGACAAAATTTTATTAACACCGTCACCGTTGACCCACCAGTGGTAGCCGATCAAACAGCAACAAACGCAGCTAGCGTCACCGCTTACGGCGCACGGTTTAACAGCGTCACTACAGTAAATAACACTGTGTCGGAAGCACAAGCCAGAGCGCAATGGTTAGCAAACTCTGCATCTGACCCTAACGATCTACGATTTGAGGTCACATTTACTGATGTAATGCAAGTAAACGCTGGGGTAGCCAGTCTTGTTAACAATTATGCGCAAGGCTCAATCATCTATTTGGAATACGTTGTGCCGGGCACTGCCGTAACGACAACAGAAACTTGCTCAATCGAGGGCATTAGTTTTTCTGCTACACCTAGCCAAACTGTGTTTACTTTGTATTTGTCCCGTATGTCCGTTTATGCACAATTTATTCTAAACAGTGCCCAATACGGCGTGCTGAACCAAAACAGGCTAGGCGTATCGTTTTAAATGACATTACTTATTTGACTATTGCGTTAGGATAAAAACACTATGTCCGTCAAAACGTTCACATCTGGCGAAACGCTTACCGCTGGCGATACCAACACGTACTTAAACAACGGTGGTTTGGTTTATTTAACACAATCAGCAGCAACGTCAGGTTCTTCAATTTCCGTTAATGGATGTTTTAACGCCTCATACAGAAACTACAAAATAGTTATATCAAATTTAACTACTGCAGGCGTTGCTGGCTCTACATTACGTCTTAGAAGCGGCGTAACAGACGCAACAACTTCCTACTACTACAACGGCATTTATATGGCCTATAACCTTCCAACAGTAAACGGGTTAAACGGTTCTAATGTCAGTGCTTGGGATCCGGCCATCGTTAGCGATGTAACTATGGCTGGTGCAAGTTTTGATTTGTTTAACCCACAGGTGGCTTTTGTTACATCATTTAACTCATTTGGGTGTGACCCAAGAACAGGCGGTGGCGGTAGCCGATATGCAAGCGGTATGCACTACGCAAACACTTCCTATGACGGTTTTACCTTTATTACAGGTTCAACATTTACCAATGTTGCTGTAACCGTTTACGGCTATCGAGAGGCATAAACAATGTCTGACAAACAAGAAAAGTATTTTGGCACGTTTCACGATGCCATTACAGGCGAAACCATTGTGCGCGAACTAACAGCAGACGAAATTGCCGCATTACCAGAGCCATCTAATGAATTTGCGCCTGTTGCGGATTAGCGTCATGCTTGCACTTGTCCTGACCGCTTGCGAAACAACACGCAAAAACGCGCCTAAAACAGGCCCAATGACACGATGCTCAACAATGACACAATGCGAAAGGGTAACTAATGACTAGGCCAAGAGCAGAAATAGAACTATTACACGCGCGTATGATTGTGTTTGTCGGTTGCACAATTGCCGTAACGTTTGCAATCACCGTAATTGGTTTTGTTTACTTTCTAGGATTTGTTACACAGCCTGTAGAGCAATCACCAAATGACGCAGCCTTTATTGACTTGCTAAAAACATTGTCAATCTTTATGACTGGCACACTCTCTGGACTTGTTGCCGCTAACGGACTAAAGCGCAAACCAGCAGAGCCGACTACAGCACCATGACCGTTATTCCTGCAAACCCTAAAGTGGTTGGCTCACGGCCATACACAGGTAACAGTGACGGCGCAGCTGCAGGCCCAATACCGGGCATGGATGAGTGGATACGTCAAGCAATTAAGTACAGCAACGGCGCGCTGTTTAACAATGGATCGTGGGGCGTAAGACCAATGCGCGGATCCGAAAATTTAAGTGTCCATGCCACTGGGCGAGCAGTCGATCTTGGCTATACCAAATCCGACAAATACCCAACAGTAAACCGTAAAGGCGCAATTGCATTTATTAACACGGTGTTAGCTAATGCAAACGAATTAGGTGTTGAGTGCGTGCTTGACTATTTTCCTAAACCGTTTGGGCGCGGCTGGCGTTGTGATCGACAAGCGTGGAAGTCGTACAGCAAGCCAGAGATACACGGTGCGCCGGGTGGCTTGTGGTTGCACGTAGAGGTCTCACCAATGTTTGTCAAGCAACCTGCAAACCTTATACAGCAAGCGTTTAAAAGGGTATTCACCGAATTGCCACACTGATGCCCTATGGTCGTAGTACCGGCGATAGGAGATGCATTATG